CCACACGCGATGGCATAGCTGGAGCACAGAAGCGGAGACGGTCTAAGCGGTGAGACTGGAGCGTCCGTACAACGTCCGTACAGTCTGAGGATGTGTCTCGTGAGTCTCACCCGTAAGGAAGTAAGGAAGCCCTACCGACTAGGGCAGGGCTGGGGCGTCAGCGAAACTTTTTTATTGCCTGAAGCATTCGCGCCTTAAAAAAGGAGCTTCGGTGTTTTTCTATGTACTGGAGCATGCCCTGGAAATCCTCCCAGGCTCGGCATTCTTCCTCCGTCTCCCAGCGTTGGCCGTCGTCGGAGATGTAGATGATGTGTTCTCTCATGGCTGGAGCTGTGCGCGTTTTTTGTGGGGCTGTGGAAATGTGGAAACTGTGGAAAACTTCAGAGGGTGCCGTCTTCCATTGCCCAGGCCTGCCGGAACACTTCTGAAGCTTCGAGCGTACGGGTGTTGTGGCTGGCGCGTTCTAGTGCTGCGGCCACGCGCTTATGGGTCTCAGTAAGAGACGGCGCACCCTGCGGCTTGAGGTGGCTGGGGCAGAGTCCGCCGCCACGGTTGAGCTGGTGTTGCTCCCACTTGGGCACAAGCGACCACCAAAATTCGGTGACCCCTTCTTTTCCGTGCTCTAGCTGGAGCGTCTTTAGGTCCGTCCAGAATTGTTCGGCGTCAGCTGGCGGGATGGTGTGGTTTGCTGCGATGTAGCGCAGGTCCCTGAGTTCCCGTTTCTCGTTTCGGATTTGCTGGCGCAGTAGCTCGCGAGCATCGGCTGCGGCTTGTTTGCGTTCTTTCTGACTGGTGAGCATTGCCTAAGGGTTGGGCGATACCCTCTAACACTACACCACAGAGTCAAGCGCTGGAGCTTGCGCGACGTGCTAGTGTTACGCACAAGCTCACCCATAGCTAAATGACCTACAGAAACCAGTGGTTTGATGGGCGCAACGCCCGGCGCCAGTTGCCGCTTGAGTGCATCTGCGATTGTTCTGGAGCGGGTGACCGAGACGACGACGTGGGCGCGTGGGTCGATCGCCTGGAGTTCGACGGTCCGGCTTGGCTGTTCCGGGAGTATCTCCGAGGGTTTGGCAGCTGGGACGCTGCGGATCTTTGCGACCACGACCAAAACAAAAAGCGCGTGCTCTGGATCTGGGCCTGCAATGCTCGGGAGGAGCCTGGCGCTTACGACTACTTGTACTTGGGGACCTGATCCTGTAGGATTACACAGTAAGCAAACCACGCTAACCGATGGCCATCACTCGTACCCGTGAGTACAGCGACGCCGACCGCTACCTGTACGACAACCTCCTGTGCCCTAAAGGCTTCGCTCAGATCGATAGCCAGGAAGACGCTTCCTACTACGGCAACTGGGCTTCACCCTCTGCACTGGTGCTATTCAGCTATGCCGAGGGTGACTGCACAACTACTCAATGCGACACAGCCGAAGAGTTCGCCGCCGAAGTTCGCAGAGTCTGCAAATGGCTTGGAACCTATAGCAAGTTCTACGGAATCGACGTGGGACTGAAGGTTGACGCTCGCAAGCCGTGGGAATCTCTCGGGCTGGCTGACCTGCTGCATGATCGCTAACCTGCCCACATCACACCAATCCCGAGCCCTAGCCTTGCGTTGGGGCTTTTTGTTGGCGAACACATTACACTAGGCGCAAGCAGTAAGCATCAAGAACCGTGGCGGAATCGGACGGCCAGGAAGTAACTAAGCCGACGAGCGTCGCTAACGACGAGAGCAAGCGCTGGCGTAATGGCAGAGGCGAACAGGCTCGAATTGAAGAACGGGTGAACGCTGCTTATGCCTACATCTTGGAAGGTGGGACTAGGCGACAGGTTGCCGAGCGCATCGCTTCCCGGTTCAACTGCTCGGTGCGCACTGCTCACGACGACTACAGCAAGGCGATGGTGCTCTTGCGTGAGGAACAAAGCGCAACGCGTGAAGATTTGTTGAACCAAATTCAGGCTTTACGGCTTGCAACAGTCACAAAGGCGCTGCGCAAAGGGCAGTTGCAGACTGTCGCGATGCTGCTGAAAGATATGGGCGCAGTGATCAACGAAGCTGGCGTGGAGCAACAGGCCGCGGCCGCGCCGACCCTCAATATCAGCATCGACGACAAGCGCGCCGGGTAGTAGTACACCAGTACGTCTACCGATCCGTAGTCGTTGCGCCTGGCACGTCTAGCCCGGCAGCTGTCCTGTGCTACAATATGGGCAAGCTCAACCCAAGCACATGACCGAAGCCGACCGCATCGCCGCCACCGTCCTCCGTACGCTGCTGCCCTTCGGGCTGCTGTTCGGACTGATCGGCGCAGGCGTCACGATGCAGAACCAGAGCCGCGAGCTGTACCACGATTGCGTGGCGCGTGGCAGCCACCCGGACACCTGCGCGCTGCGCATCTACGGGCGTTAGTACAGCTGTACGTTAGTACATAAGTACGCACAGGAAAAAAGAAAATTACCTGTGCGTACACCTGTACTACTATGCGCCGGGGGGCATAAACGCAAAAATAGTACGCCTGTACGGGTGCCGGGGAACCTACTGATATAACCCCATTTTCCTCTTATGTACTACAGGGGGGAGGGGTCGAAATTCTGTAATACCCTAGAAGGTACCCGTCTACTACAGAATGACCTCCACGGCTGGAGATCTGAGCCTTCGCTACGCCCAAGGGCAAGTATTTACTAGCCGTAAACGCTTCCGAGTCCTCGTCGCAGGTAGACGTTTCGGCAAGTCATATCTCTCCTGCATCGAGTTGCTGCGTGGAGCAATCGAACGCCCGGGAGAGACCTTCTTTTACGCCGCCCCCACCTACCGAATGGCGAAAGACATCGCCTGGAAGGTGATGAAAAAGCTGGTCCCCAAAGCCTGGATCAAGAGTAAAAACGAAACCGACCTCAAAATCGAACTCGTCAACGGCTCCACAATCGAACTGAAAGGCACGGAAAACGCCATGGCCCTCCGTGGCCGCAGCCTGGCTGGCGTGGTGCTCGACGAAGCCGCCTTTATGTCGAGCGAAGTCTGGTTCGAGGTGATCCGCCCCGCCTTGGCCGACAAACAAGGCTGGGCATTGTTTATCTCCACGCCCGACGGCACAGCTAGCTGGTTCTACGAACTCTGGCAATACGCGGACAGCGGCGACTCCGACTGGAGCCGGTGGCAATTCACGACGATTGACGGCGACAACGTCCCCCCGGAAGAAATCGAGGCTGCCCGTGGCCAACTCGACGCCCGCACCTTCCGCCAAGAATTTGAGGCATCCTTCGAGAACCTTTCGGGCCTGGTAGCGGTCAGTTTCGGCGACGAAAACATCAGCACGGAAGCCGAAGACATCAGCGTTTTGCCGGTCCTGCTCGGAGTGGACTTCAACGTCGATCCAATGTCGGGCATCTGCGCGGTCCGCAAGGACGACACCCTCTATGTATTCGACGAAATCATGCTGACGGGTGGCGCCACCACGTGGGATTTCGCGGAAGAAGTCACCCGCCGCTTCGGCGTGGAGCGCCGCATCATCGCCTGCCCCGACCCAACAGGTGGCGCCCGCAAAACCAGCGGCGTCGGCCTCACGGACCACAACATTTTGCGCCGTAGCGGCTTCAACGTCTCCAGCCCCCGCTCCCCCTGGAAAATCCGCGACAAAATCACCTGCGTCAACACCGCATTACTCGATGCAACTGGCACACGCCGCACCTACATCCACCCCCGCTGTAAAGAACTAATCAAATCCCTCCGCACACTCACCTACGCACCTGGAACCGGCCTCCCCAACAAGAATTTAGGCGTTGACCACGCATTCGACGCCTTCGGTTATATGTGCCTCCAACAATTCAACCTGGCAAAAATTGGCACACTGGGACAAACTTCTTACCGCCTTTACTAAAATGCGGGTATTAGGAGGCTGTTATGCCTAAGAAAAAGGGTCTCTACGCCAATATCAACGCCAAGCGCAAGCGCATCAAGGCTGGCTCGGGCGAAAAAATGCGTAAACCCGGCTCCAAGGGCGCCCCAACCGCTGCAGCCTTTAAAAAAGCCGCCAAAACCGCCAAAAAACGGAGGAAGTAACCATGGCTGACGTAGGTACGACTGCCATTGACCGTTTTACCAACACGGTCGAGTTCACCGGCAACACGATGAGTGCTGTCGACGACTGGTTTGAAGTCCACGCACATACCAGCGAATACTCCTTCGCTGCGGCCGTCACTAGCAGCGGCAACTTCACACTGGCACTGGAAGCCAATTTCAACGGAAACGGCAACTGGTTCACGATTGACACCAGCAAAACCATCAACGAAGCCGGTCAATACGTTTATTTCTACACTGGCAAGGCCGCCACGTTGATCCGAATGCGAATTGCTTCGATCGCTTCCGGCACAGTTTCTTTGACACCGCACATCGTGGTTGGTTACCACGGCTAGGGCAAATCTTGCCGTGATTTACGACAGTTAAAGAGTTAGACTCCGGGATATAGACCCTTCCCTGTCTAGTCATGGCCATTCTTCGCGGCGAAGAAGGTTCTGTTCAGTTCGATGCCGCTGGCACTACCAACGCAACCATCGTTGGCACCCGCAGCTGGACGCTGAACATTACCAAAGACACTCTTGATGTCACCGATCACGGCGACACCTTCCGTTCTTTTGTTGGCAGCCTCGTTTCGGGCTCCGGCACTGTTGAACTCGTTTACGACCCCGATGCAACCGGCCAAGCCGCGTTCATCGAGGACGTAATCAACACTGGCGACACTGCAGACGCGACCTTCGAGCTGTTCACCACTGGCAGCACCACCGGCACCGACTCGGTGAGCTTCGCTGGAATCATCACCAGCATGGACATCGCCTCCACCGTGGGCGATCTGGTGGTTGCCACCTGCAACTTCGTGACCAGCGGTGCCATTACCAGCAACCTTGAGTAAGGGTTGATAGGAGGCTGAGGTTATGGGTACTCGAATCTGCCCCGGCGGATGTATCCACCTAGAGGTGGAGGCCGAGACCCGCATGACCTCAGCCACCTTCACGTTCATGACTCCCACGGACCCAGTGGACTTTGGAGCGTTAATGACGCGCCTAGCCGCTGGTATTGAGGTGATGATTGAAGTGGAGGACGACGATGATTGAACGTCGCGGCGAGAAATTTGCTGGGTATAACAAGCCCAAGCGCACCCCGAACCACCCGACAAAATCCCATGCCGTATTGGCCAAGGAAGGGGACAAAGTGCGGTTAATCCGCTTCGGGCAACAGGGAGTCAGTGGCTCACCGGCGCGTAAGGGCGAGAGCAAATCCAGCAAAGCTCGTCGCGAATCGTTTAAGGCTCGTCACGCGAAGAACATCGCAAAAGGCAAGATGTCAGCCGCTTATTGGGCGGACCGCACAAAGTGGTGACCAAATGACCTACTCCGTCCCCGGCCGCATCCGCACCCACCTCGTCAGCTCCACCTACATGGGCGGGAGCGACAACCCCTTCACCCGCACCCAAGCGGTGATGGACCAGATGAAGGGCTGGGAGATCATGAAAGCCGTAACCAACGGCACGGAGTATCTCCGCGAAAAGAGCGAAGCCTTCCTCCCCCTGGAACCCCGCGAGGACTATTCGGCATATCTGGCCCGCGTCAACCGCGCTGTCTTCTCCCCCTACACCCAACGACTGGTGCGTGCCGCTGCAGGTTTAATCCTGCGCAAGCCAATCACGCTGACTGGCGACCCATATTGGACCGAAATTTTCTCCAAGGATGTTGACGGGTGTGGCTCTGATTTAGACGAGTTTGCCCGCCGCGCCTTGACCTGTGCGCTGACCTACGGCCACAGCCACACGCTGGTCGATTTCCCCGCCCCAACTGACGCCCGCAGCCTGGCCGAAGAACGCGCCCTCAACCGCCGCCCGTACTGGATCGAGATTGACCCCACCAACATTTATGGCTGGCGTTTGGACCGCGAGGTCAACTACGGCAAGCTGATCCAAGTCCGCATCGCCGAAAAAGCGGTGTTGCCCGACGGCGACTTCGGCGAAAAGTTATTCGAACAAGTCCGCGTCATCGAACCGGGCCGTTACCGCATCTTCCGCCAGACCGAAACCAAGAAAGAGACCGTCGGCGGCTTCCCCTATCCCAACTCCTTCGACGCCACCACCAGCACTTCCGACTACGAGCTAGTTGAGTCGGGCGACTACAGCCTGGGCGAAATCCCACTGGTGACGCTGTATTCAAACAAGACCGACACGCTGGTCAGCAAGCCCCCGCTGCTGGACATCGCATATCTGAACCTGGCCCATTTCCAACGCCAAGCAGACCTCATCCACAGTCTCCACATCGCATCCCAGCCGATGCTTGTCCTTGAGGGCTGGGACGACCAGACCAAGGACATGGCCATCAGCGTGAACTACGCAATGGCCACCCAACCGGGCAACAAGATCTATTACGTCGAGCCCGCATCTAGCGCTTTTGAAGCCCAAAGCGCCGAGATCAAGGAACTGCAGCAGCAGATGGCCACTCTGGGCATCAGCACGCTGAGCCAGCAAAAGTTTGTCGCTGAGTCTGCCGACGCCCGCCGCCTCGACCGCGTTGACACCAACTCAATGATGTCGATGGTCTCAATGGACCTCGAACAAAGCCTCCAAAAGAGCTTCAACCTGGCAGCCAACTATCTGCAGCTGGAGCCACCCGAAGTCAAGATCAGCCGCGACTTCGACATGGATCGCCTGATCGGCCAAGACATCACTGCACTTAACGCATTGTTTGGTCAGGGTGTGCTGGATCGCGAAGAGTTCCGTCAAATCCTGGTGCAGGGCGAGGTTCTACCTACAGCAACAGAATCTGTGTAGTGCAGTAGAGTAAATCTGCACTGTATTTCTTTGTCATGGAGAAGCACCTTGACAAAGTTCTTCAGCCCGACGGTTCATACAAGTGGGAACTTGTAGAGCTTCGTGCTGAAAACTTGTACGAGAAGGACAAGCCGGCCCCTGCACCCCGCAAGCGCCGCACCAAGGCAGAAGAACCTGCTGCCGAAACCCCCGAAACCACTGAAACTGAAGCTTGATTATGGAAGAGCAAGTCATCCAGGAGACACCAGTGGTGACTCCTGACCAGCCCGTGGCTGGAGCCGACACCGCTCCTCAAATTGACCAATCTGCCCAGCTTCGCGCTGAGTATGAGGGTCAACTTGCTGCTTTTAAGGCTCAAGCTGCTGAGGCCGAGGAGAAGTTCCAAGGTATCAAGTCCAAGCTTGATGAGGTCTACAAAAAGCAGGACGACCAGCGCAAGCAAACGCTGGAAGACCAAGGGCAGTGGAAGGACCTCTGGGAAGAGGCCAACAAAACTGCCCAAGAAAAAGACCTGCAGA